TGCTACACACTACCATGCACAGTATGTTAAACCATTCTGGGCTACTAGTCCTAGATTTAAAAGACTAGTCCAACTCGGTAGTCATATATTTTATCTTGACACCAAAGCTAAATAGGATTATAATTATGATGACTGAACGAGAGAGATTACATTCTCATATATTAAAACTAACTAGGTTAGTAGATGAAAAAGATAATGTAATTAAAAATTTAAGAAAGGAGTTAGCACAGTACAAGAAAGACTATGCTAACCGTAACACTTGGGCAGAATACGAGGAAGACAATGACTAAAAACTTTTGGCAGCGTGACCGCAACACCATCTTCAGAGACTTAGTTAATCAGTATGAAGAAGAAGGTTACGATAAGAAAGAAGCTAAGAAACTTGCACGTCAAGAAGTAAATGAAATTATGTTAGATAAAGAAGACTTTGTATCTGATGTATGGGATAGTACCTACGATGAAGGTTGATCTTGTAGATCATATGGGTAGTGATCTTACTGTTGTCAATGCAGCCAGGGTTTCTTTTAATAAAGAAAGTGACTGGAACTATTGGCGAGATAAAGACGATGGTGATTTAGTTAAGTCCTATATGAAAGACAAAGATAAAAAACTTATCAGCTATCTAGCTAGACATAATCACTGGACACCATTCGGACATTGCTCTGTACAGTTCCGTATATCAGCACCTATCTTTGTAGCAAGACAGTTAGTCAAGCACCAGATAGGTCTGGTATGGAACGAAGTTAGTAGACGATACGTCAGCAACTCTCCTGATTTTTGGAGAGCTGATGAATGGCGAGAAGTATCTGACGATAAGAAACAAGGATCATCTAGCAAGATTGTAAAAGAAAATGATACCGTATCCTACATATATAGAGAAACTGTTAGACATTGTACTGACACTTACAATCTTATGTTAGAGAAAGGTGTGTGTCCAGAGCAAGCAAGGACCATACTACCTCAGTCTCTTTATACAGAGTGGTACTGGTCTGGCACACTGGCTGCATTTGCTAGGGTATGTAAATTAAGAATGAGTGAAGACTCTCAGAAAGAAACAAGAGAGATAGCAGAACTTATCTCTAATGAAATGGATAAACTGTTCCCTGTATCATGGAAGGTACTAACTAATGAGACGCAAGAATAAATGGAATGTTGTATTACATAAAGAGATAGGCGATGTTGTCATAGTTTCTTTCACAACTAAGAAGCAAGCCGAAGACTACCTACTTACAAGAAAAGAACTAACACATCACCTGATTGGTAATCAGGATGTATATACTGTGGAGTATGGCAAATGATTAAAGCGTATGAAGGCACAGTAATAGCTGGTCCTTGTCAGATTGAGAATGTTTCTCAGGGTATAAGAATAGCAGAGCATTGTAAAAAAGTATGCGATAGTCTAGGATATGATTACTACTTCAAGGCATCCTTTGATAAAGCTAACAGATCACATGCAAGTAGTGATCGTGGCATGGGTTTTGTGTTGGGTAGCAATGCAATACAAAGTGTAGCTGAGTCAACCAAAGTTAAAACATGTGTAGACTTCCATGATATTAGACAAATTAAAACTGTATTTAAATGGGGTAAGTTACCTGATATAATACAGATACCTGCTTTTTTGTGTAGACAGACTGATCTAATAAGAGAGGCAGTTAATACAGGTGCTATTGTTAATATAAAAAAGGGTCAGTTCTTAGCACCTTGGGATGTAGCAGGTATCTTATCCAAGACAGGCATGGAGAATGTCATGATTACAGAACGTGGCTCATGCTTTGGATATAATAATTTAGTGGTTGACTTTACTGGCTTAGTCTATATGATAAAGGAATACCAGTACAAGCATGGTGTGCCTATTGTGTTTGATGGTACGCACTGTGTTCAAAAGCCAGGAGGATTAGGACAATCCTCTGGTGGTAACAGAGAGTATGTACCGTACATGTTACGTGCGGCAGCATCAGTAGGTGTGTATAACTTTTTTATGGAGGTACATGAAGAACCAGATAAATCACCAAGTGACGGTCCTAATATTTTAAATCTTAAAGACTTTGAAGATGTACTTAAATCTTTAAAACGAATCCAACATACCATTTAGGTATATGGAAGGGGCGAACATGCAACAACACGAAACCAACAGTAAATTTGTTAAGCACATGGCCTGTGAGAACTGTGGCTCAAGTGATGCCAACAGTCTCTACGATGACGGCCATACATATTGTTTTAGTTGTCACATAACAGTCGGAGCGAACCAAGACATGCAAGCAGAACAAGTAGTTTCAATCAATCGAAAGTCTAATACAAATTACATACTGTCACAGATTGACGATAGGAAAATTACACAAGACACATGTAAAAAGTATAATGTTATGGTAGCTAAGTCTGGCTCCATGATCACAGAGCATCAGTATAAATACTACGACAAAGATGGTGGTCATATCGCATCTAAGTATCGACGCACCAGTGACAAAGAGTTCTGGTCAGAGGGTCAGCTATCTCAGGCTGGTCTGTTTGGACAGAATGTATTCAACCAAGGTGGTAAGTACATCACAGTATGTGAGGGTGAGCTTGATGCCATGAGTGCCTACGAGTTGCTTGGTTCTAAGTGGCCTGTCGTATCTATCAAGAATGGTGCAGCATCTGCCCTCAAGAACTGTAAGCAATCCTTTGACTACCTCAATAAGTTTGATACTGTGGTCGTATGCTTTGACAATGACGAGCAAGGTAAACTAGCAGAGCAACAGGTTGCACAGTTGTTTGAACCTAACAAGTGTAAGATCGTGAGCCTTGATCTCAAGGATGCTAACGAGTATCTCAAGACAGGTCAACGTGAGAAGTTTGTACAGTCATGGTGGAACGCACGTACCTACACACCAGCAGGTATTATAAACCTAGCTGACCTTGGTTCTTCTCTATACGACGAGAAGATCAATGAGACTTGTCACTATCCTTGGGCTAAGATGAACGAGAAGACATATGGTATGCGTACTGGTGAGCTTGTGACGTTTACCTCTGGTGCAGGTATGGGTAAGTCCAGTATCATGCGTGAGCTTATGCATCATATCATGCAGAACACAGAGGCTAACATAGGTGTTCTTGCTCTTGAAGAAAGCACAAAGAACACTGCCTTCAATATCATGAGCGTTGAGGCTAACGCTAGATTGTACATCAAAGAGATACGTGAGCAGTACACACCAGAGCAACTCAAGGTATGGCAGGATGCTACGCTTGGCAGCGGCAGGTTCTTTGCCTTCGATCACTTTGGTAGCATAGAGAACGACGAGATACTGGATCGTGTACGCTACATGGCAAAGGCACTTGACTGCAAGTGGGTTATCCTTGACCACCTATCTATTCTGGTATCAGGTCAAGAGGATAACGGTGATGAGCGTAAGTCTATCGACATACTGATGACCAAGCTACGATCACTGGTTGAGGAGACTAACATAGGCTTGCTACTTGTCAGCCATCTACGTAGACCTGGAGGTGATCGTGGTCATGAGGATGGACGTGAGGTATCTCTCTCACACCTACGTGGCTCCGCATCTATTGCACACTTATCTGACGCAGTCATTGGACTAGAACGCAACCAACAAGCAGAGGATGACGTTGAAGCTAACACCACTACGGTGCGTATACTCAAGAACAGATACACTGGTGAGACAGGTGTGTCCTGCTACCTCCACTATGATCGTGACACTGGCCGCATGACTCAGGTGGACAATCCATTTATGGAAGGGGAAGAGTAATGCAAACAGTTAAAAAGAGATTCGACAAAGCACTCTATGATGTTGCAGATAAGACAGCCAAGGATGTTATGATAGGTTGGTTGGAAAAAAATACAAACTCAACAGATATTACAATGAAAGAGAATACTTACTTTGATATCACATGTAGTATATCACCTGATCTTCCTCAACATTTCTATGAGGTAGAGATAAAGTATTCTTGGAAGGGTGACTGGCCTACTGAATGGAAAGATATACGTATACCATACAGAAAGAAAAGACTTCTTGACAAGTGGAAGAAAGATCACTATAATGATCTACTAACATTCGTTGTCTTTAGAGATGACTGCAAGCAAGCATGGTTCTTTGATGGTGACAGTGTTCTTAATTCAGAAGTTAAAGAAGTTTCTAAACGTAACATCCGTAAGGGTGAGATGTTCTTTCACCTTCAAACCAAAGATGGATATATAGTGGACATAGAGATATGATATATGAATATACATTAACTGATCTAGAACAAAAACTTTGCACAGAAGGTTCAGAGATGCGTTACAATGTAGCACGTACATCAGGAGTTGGTAATGGAAAGATTGGACCACAAAGTAATAAAGAAACTGATCTTCTAGGATTAGGAGGTGAGCTTGCTACAGCTAAGTGGTTAAATGTTTATCCAGATTTAACTATATATGCTAGGCAAGGTGGAGTTGATTTATTAAGTCACTCAGGTATTAAGATAGATGTTAAAACTACAAAATATAAAACAGGTATGTTACTTGCAAAAATAAATACATCTTATAAAGATATCGACGCTTTTGTTTTAGTAACTACAGACTATCCTAAGTTTATAATTAGAGGGTGGGCAACTAAAGATGAGCTTATAAACTCTAAAAATATAATAAACTTAGGACATGGCGATGGCTATGGATTAAAACAAGATCAATTAAGAAAAGAAAATATTTGAAAGAAAAATTATGGAAGCAATCGTAGACATTGAGACTGATGCTATTGATGCAAGCACAATACACTGCATCGTAGCTAAACACTATCAAACAGGAGAGATGCGAGAGTGGGTCGGTGATCAGTGTCAAGAGTTTGGTGAGTGGTCAAAGCGTATATCAAAGTTTATAATGCATAACGGTATTAGCTTTGATGCTCCCATTCTTAACAAGCTAACAGGCTCTGCTATTGCACCTGCACAGGTACGTGATACTCTTATTGAGTCACAACTATATAATCCTGTACGTGATGGAGGTCACTCACTACAGTCATGGGGTGAACGCTTTGGATTTCCAAAGATAGACTACCATGACTTCAAGCACTACACACCTGAGATGTTAGAGTACTGTAAAAGAGACGTTGATCTTACTCACAAAGTAGCACAAAAACTAGAAGAAGACAGCAAAGGTTTCTCTGATAGTTGTTATAATCTTGAACGTAATATTAGAATTATTTTAGACAAGCAGCAACGTAATGGTTTTGCGTTTAATCTTAGAGAAGCACAGATACTTCTAGCACAATTAGAAGACGAGCAACACCAGCTACAGAGTGATGCTGAAAAAGAATTTGAACCTACAATAAAAGAACTTAAAACTAAAACAAACATCATACCATTTAACATTGCAAGTCGTAAACAAATAGCAGACAGGTTAATGGATCGTGGATGGAAGCCAGACAAACTAACAGACAAAGGTAATGTGATTGTTAATGAAGAGGTTCTATCTAAGATCAAGATGCCAGAGGC